GAACACCCATGCGTCGCCGTACACCCGTGCGGTGCCGTACACCTGTGCGGTGCCGAACACCTGTGCAGTGCCGGACACCCATGCGTCGCCGGACACCCGTGCGTCACCGAACACCCGTGCGGTGTCGAACACCTGTGCGGTGCCGTACACCTGTGCGGTGTCGAACACCCGTGCGTCGCCGGACACCTGTGCGGTGCCGAACACGCGTGCGTCGCATCCGACGAAAACTGATGGATCCACGCCGGCGGTGTCCGCAATCCAGCCGCGACCATTCGGATGGCGGTGTGCAGGGACGGGACCGTATCCAAAGTCGAAAGTTACGGTTAGCTGGTTCATGAGCACTCTCCCATTAGGTCCGGTATCGCACGAGTAGATAGTACGTCACGATGACGATTCTGTCAACGGCAGAGTTAGTCAGATCACGCGCACTAAACCGTTGACGGAATCGCCACGTAGTCGTATCCTCTAGCGCATGCGACAGTTACTAGTAGCAGTCTGTTTCGTGGTTGCTAGTTGTTCCTGGAATTTGCCTCCAATGCCAGGGCCGACCCCATCGCCGGCGCCAACCCCAACCCCAACCCCAACCCCAACCCCAACCCCGCCACCGCCGATCGTTACCTTCCCCGTACGCTTTCCGGTCGTCGGCGTGCGTCTGTACATGACTAACCACAGGTACGGGAACGGCCTGGACGGTTCTCCACGCATCTCCGGTGATCGCGAACTGTGCGAGGCCCTGCACCACGTGCCTGTGCCTTCTGGCGACTGCCATTTCGACTCGGACGTGTGGACCTATGACGAGCAGCGCGCGGACTACGAGGGCTGGGTCTTGGCTGGTGCTCGAGCAGTCTCCGTCCTGCCGGCAGCCAGGCTCGGCCCTGTGTGGCAGTACAAGGCTGGTGGTGAACAGGGCCGGTGTCATGATCGGCGGGAAGGTGTCAATACGTCGTGTGATCACTTCGGAAGCGCGGCGAGTGGCTGGCGCGACGACCCGCAGACGGCAGCGTTCGAAGGCCGACCCGCATGGCTCGCGGCACAGTCTGACGTGTATGGTCCTTATGCCGGATGGTTTATGGTGCCGCAGACTTCTGGCCCGACCTTCGGCACGCAGATCCGCGCATGTCCACCGCTCGAGGAGGGCAATGACGCCTCGTGCGGACCTTGGACACTCGTTGATTGGAAGTAGGAGGCCAAAATGGATTGGGCGACGGTCGTTAACGGCGTAGTCGTTGCGGTGATTCCAGTGCTTGTAGAGGGTTTCAGGAGGGTCCTACCCGGTATCCCGCGTGTCGTGGTGTGGACGTTGCCGATGGTGTTCGGTGGTGTTCTTGTGTCGATCGGGAACTTCCTGGCCGCGTTTCCGGCTGGCATGAGCACCTGGGAGGGGATAGCGCTTGGCGCGGCGGCGATGGTTCTCCGTGAACTCGTGTCTACCGTCAAAGATCACGGGATCGGCAGATAGGTGGCCTCACCAGTTCCGACGGTATCCCAGTACGCTTCTCCGTATAATCCACTCGCGAAGTGGGAGGATTCGAACGGCGTCAGGCGATTCAGCAACGCGAGGTTGCAGAGCGCGATCGACGACGCCATCGCAGCAATACCGGCGGACAAGCACGCGGCCTTCATCGCACATCACGTCTATCGCCAAGACGGGACGCGGGTGGAGAGCATCGCGAAGGTATCGGCGTTCGTTCGTGGTCCTGCCGGGTTCACTCTTGCGGTCGGAGCCTACAAAGACTGGTCCCGTGGTGATCTTGGCGTCGAAGCCAAGCTAGCCAAAGTGTTCTAATGAGTGATCTCCTTCGGCGCTTGCTCCAGCGCGACGAGGACTGCCGTCTGGAACCCTACAAAGACCATCTCGGCTATTGGACGATTGCCTACGGGCATCTGATCGATAAGCGCCGCGGTGGCAAGTTACCCGACTGGATCAAGGCATTTCCGATCGAGCAGGACGAAGCCGAGCATTTGCTGGATTCGGACATCATCGAGAAGCAGGCGAAGTTTGAGCAGGCCTGGCCGCAGCTGAGCAAGCAGTCCGCACTTGTTCAGGCTGTGCTGGTGTCCATGGCATTCCAACTCGGTATCGGCGGTGTGCTGTCGTTCCAGCGCACGCTTCAGGCCATGGAAGATGGACGCTGGAACGACGCAGCGAAGGCCATGCGGGCGAGCAAATGGCACCAGCAGACACACGCTCGTGCCGAACGGCTTGTCAAGACGATCGAGATGCAGGACGCGAAGTTCTTAGAATTATGAGGGGTCTGCTTAGGCGACTAGGACGGAGGAAAGATGTCCAGCTTCACGTTTCCAGCGCAATCTGAGCTGATTTGCGAGTCCAAGGCGTTAGGTGCGGGCGCGAGCACCTTGACGTTGATTGGGGCGGTTCCTGGCGGCGGTATCAAGCTTTACCGGCTGTGGTATTACTCGCAGACGTCGGCAGCCCAGGTGATCACGATTGCGGCTGGTTCGCAAACGATCTTGACGCTCGCGGCGTCCGTGACGGCCCACGCCGTGATAGACACAGGCTGGCTAGACAATGGTGTTCTGCTGACGGCCGCGACCGCGCTCATTGCGACTCCGGCGGCTGCCGGGCCAGCGGGGACGTTCTTCGTCACCTACACCAGGCCTTAAGGATGGATCGTAGGCGCGTTCGTCGGGTGTTGTCACGGCCCTATGGGCATTGGTCGGGATCGAGCGGGACAAGTTACTCGTCTGGCGTTGACTTTTCCAATGGTCTTGTGGCTTACTTGCCGTTTGCTGAAGCATCAGGTAACCGTGTAGACTTGATTGGTCCATACACATTCGTTCTGTCTGGGACAGAGCCGGGTCGATCGGCGGGATGGCCTGAAACATTCTCGCTTGGTCTGATCGCCGCAAACGACACTACTCGGTTAACGCTTGGTACTCCACCCAGCACCTTCGACTTCAATACGCAGATGACCGTTGCCGTATGGATGAATGTCTACTCGAACTACAACTACAATGAGCCGATCAATCATTACACCGGAACGGCAGCAACGAGTGCTTGGGCGCTGAGTGGTGGACAAAACGGTGAGCTGATTGGGACTGTTTACGGCAATAATGGAAACAGCTCTCTGGTGACCGGAGCCAACGGTACAATCAGAAGGAATCGTTGGCAGTTGCATTTTCTGTGGACCGATAATGTGGGAACTGGAACGGCCTACGTCCAGACATGGGACCTACAGCAGAATCCCGGGACGATCGCTTCCGATGAGGGTTTCTTGCTGGCGGATACCAAGATCAACTTTCCGGCGTCAACGTCGATCATCGTAGCGAATGTTCGTGTTGCTATCGCGAATCATACGGTGCATGGATTGATGGGTTCGGTTGCCGTTTGGAACCGGGCCTTGACAGTCTCGGAGCGTGCCGCCTACTTTGCTAGCGGACACGGGCGCGCATATCCGTTGACGGCGGCTAATGGTCAAGTCTTGGAATCTCTGGACCCCGACGATGACATGGTTGGCGCATGGAAACTCGGCGAGGCAACTGGAACAACCAGAGTCGATTCCGTAGGCACTAACGACTTTACGGATAATGGATCGGTACCGAAAGTCGCCGGCAAAATCGGCGACGCTGCAAGCTTCAACGGTACAAGCCAGTATCTAAGCAAAGCTAGCCCAACAGGGATTCCGTCCGGCGACGTAGATTACTCAATCTCGTTCTGGATCAATCCGACGAACGTTACGCAAAATACCGTGATGCCGCTGTCGTTCGGTCAAAGCGGCGTGTCCTTTAACTGGGATTTTGCCCAATTGACAACCGATCTACAGTTTCGGGTGTGGGCGGGAGGAAGTTCTGTTGGGCAAGTGACGATGAATGGCTTGGTTGCCGGTTCTTGGCAACACGTGTTCGTCCAGCATGATTCGGCCAGGAATTTACTGTTCGCGCGACTGGGGAACGGAGTTACTGTTCAAGCTGCTTCTGGAGCGCCGACGACGTCTGCGGCGCAGACATTGGTAATCGGAGGTAGTTCTGGGGGATCGAATTTGTGGAACGGTTCGGTAGACGCCCTCATGATATTCGATGCCATTTTGAATGGCTACCAGTTTGACGCTTTATGGAACAGCGGTAACGGGGCAGAGCCGCCATTTGCTTGATACGCGGGGGACCGAGTTGTGCCCCGTGTGTGGGCAGGAGTACCTTGTCTCGAATCCTGGTTTGACCAGGGCGAAAGACGGCTCCATGTACGAGCATCAGCACCCGGTAGGTTCCGGTAACAGCCGACGGAGGCCGAGCGGTGTTGGCAAGGCCCGGGTACAGGAGCAGAGAGGTGCATGATCCGAAAGTTCTTCCGATGGAGATGGCTTTTCCAGCTTCGGATGTGGTGGCGTCGCCACTTCGGCGCTTGGTCCCCGAAAAGGGCCCGGCTATGAGGATGCTGAGAGGGGGCAGTTATCCAGGCCGGGAACCCGGACCTGCCCCGCCCCCCGAGGCCTCCTCTCAGCGAGTAGAATGGTAGCACATGAGTGACGGCGACTCAAGGCTGCTCTGAATCTCTGAGCTAGAATTCAATGCCACGCGGTGGGGCACGGCCAGGTAGTGGGCCAAAGAAAGGCTCGAAAAAGCCACAGACGCTACAGAAGGAAATGGCTCGTGAGCAGCTCAGGCAGCGCGTGTATGCTGAGATGGCCCCGCTCGTAGAAGCCCAGATTAAGCACGCCAAGGGGATCAGCTATCTTGTCTACCGCCAGAAGCGCGGCGGCAAGTTTACCAAGGTCACAGCCGAGAACGCATCGTCCCTGTTCAAGCTGGCCAAGAAGCCGGGCGAGGACGGAGGGCTCGTTATCGAGGTGTGGGAGAAGGAGCCGAGTGTACAGGCGTTCACCGACCTGATGAATCGAGCGATCGACAAGCCTGCAGAGACGCTGACTGCAACTGTGGGCGGGACTTTGACCGTGGAGTTGGAGAGTCGGATCAAAGCGGCTAGGGACAGACTTGCGCAGGTGAAGCATGGGCACGGCCAGCATCGCGCCTGATCTACAGCTCGCCGACATGATGTCGGACTGCTATGCGGACCCGCTCGGGTTCGTCATGGCCGCGTTCTCTTGGGGCGAGCCAGGTGGACCGCTAAAGGACTACGACGGGCCAGATGTCTGGCAGCGTGAGTTCCTCGAGCGGATCGGGCGTGAGGTTAAGGAGCACGGTTTCGACGGAAAGATGCCGGTGACTCCCATCCGCGGTTCTGTGAGCTCAGGTCATGGTGTTGGGAAGAGCGCCATGGCTGCGTGGATCGTCTGCTGGGTGATGAGTACCCGTCCGCATGCTCAAGGTACGGTGACGGCCAACACCTATACGCAGCTCGAGACGAAGACATGGGCTGCAGTCAAGCGCTGGATGGGCATGTGCTTGACGCGTTCGTGGTTCGTCGTGGCAGACCACCGGCTCTATCACAAGGACCACAAGGACAGTTGGTTCTGTGCTCCGCAGTCGAGTAAGGAAGAGAACAGCGAGGCGTTCGCCGGTCAGCATGCAGCGGATAGCACGAGCTTCTACATCTTTGACGAGGACTCGGGCATCTCGGACACGGTTCACGAGGTGGCCGAGGGCGGTTTGACTGACGGGGAGCCGATGATCTTCTTGTTTGGGAACTGCACCAGGAGTACCGGACACTTCCATCGGGCATGTTTTGGAGCGCAGCGGAACCTCTGGAAGCCTGTCGTAGTGGACTCGAGACAGTCCAAGTTCACGAACAAGGAGCAAATTGAGGAATGGATTGAGCTCTACGGGGAGGACTCGGACTTTGTTCGGGTCCGGGTGCGTGGGATTCCGCCCAGGGCTTCCGATGCTCAGTTCATAGACCAGGAGCGGGTGAACGAGGCTCAGAAGCGCAAGGTAGCCACCCTATCTGACGAGCCGCTCGTGGTGGGTGTGGACATGGCCTGGGGTGGTGAGGACGACAACGTGGTGCGGTTCCGTTGCGGCCTAGACGCCAGGGCCATCCCGGCGATTCGTGTCAAGGGCGAGTTCACCCGCGATCCACAGGTCATGGTTACGAGGTTGGCTGATGTGCTACAGCAGGAGTGGCTAGGGCGCAAGGTGCACACGATGTTCCTAGATTCGGCTGGGATCGCTGGACCAGTTGGGGCCCGGCTGCGAGCGCTTGGACACCGGAACGTCCAGGAGATCAACTTCGGTGCCGACAGTCCGGACCCTAAAGCCCGCTACATGCGAGACTACATGTGGATGAAGATGAAGGACTGGTTGCTACGTGGAGCCATCTCGTCGGAGTCGCAGCTTGAGTCCGACTTGGTGGCGCCCGGCGTACGGCCGGATCGGCAACAGCGGGTGTGGCTCGAAAGCAAGGAAGACATGAAGAGGCGCGGGGTCGATAGCCCTGATGATGGGGATGCGCTGGCGCTGACGTTTGCGGCCCCGATAGCGGTACCGAAGCGAGACGGGAGGCGTACGCCGATGCCGCAGAACTGGGCTTGGAGCTGACATGGAGATTCGTGGCCGCAAGATAGGCGACGGCCAACTGAGTTACATCGTGGCCGAGGTAGGTCAGGCGCACGATGGCAGCTATGCACTGGCCCACGCCTATATTGACGCTGTGGCTGATGCCGGTGCTGACGCGGTGAAGTTTCAGGGCCACATCGCGTCAGCCGAGAGCACGCCAGACGAGTCTTGGCGGGTAGAGCCGCGATGGAAGCAGGACGCGAGCCGGTATGCGTACTGGCACCGGATGGAGTTTCAGCCGTGGCAGTGGAAGACATTACAGGAGCACGCTCACGGCTGCGAGCTAGGGTTCATTGTCAGCCCGTTCTCGGTCGAGGCGGTGCGGATGTTGGCGTCGCTTGTGGATGCCTGGAAGGTAGCGAGCGGTGAGGTACAGAACGAGCCACTTCTCGAGGCGATCAAGGCGGACGGGAAACCTGTGATCCAGTCTGCTGGGATGTTACATATGCGGCTTGATCCGAAATGGGCTCGCTTGGCTTGCGTCAGTATCTATCCTTCTCCACCTGAGTTCATCGAGCGCCCCGATGGTCTGAGTAGACGCGAAGGCATCAGCGACCACAGCGGCACCATCTGGCCGGCGATCGTCTACGCCTCGATGGGCTGGGGCGGAATCATCGAGGTCCACATTACGCTGGCTCGCGGGACTGGTTTACTGGACGAGACTTCGAGTATCACGATCGCTGAGCTGCGGCACCTAGTCGAGGGGGTGCGGTTCGTAGAGCGGATGGGCAAGGCTACTCTGGCTGAGCGGGAGGAACGATTGAAGCCTATGCGGGAACTGTTCCTGGACCGCTGGAAGCGGAAGCTGGAAGCGGATGCGTGCGCATAAGTTAAATGCCGTACAGCGCTATCTGCGCGGTGAGAACGTGCCGGAGTTCGATCTAATGCTCGCATGTAGGCGTTTTGCGGCGCTTAATTCTTCCGGCATGCGGCAACGGAAACAGGCTGTCTGGAGGAAGACATGGCAACGGAGGACAGCTTGAGCGGTAGCGGGCCGTTTCGAGAGCAGACGCGGAACCGCAGGGTGGACGCTGCGATCCAGAACGAATACGCGACTAGGCAGCGAGTGGATCTGATAGAGCGGGCTTTGGCTGATGTGCTGCTGGCCGTGGATCGACAAGACAGCGTGCTGTATCGCGGCTTGGGGGGGCGGCTCCGCTGGCTGGTGACAGGCAGATGAGTGTAGTCGTCGTCATCACGGCCAGACCGAGCTACTCTAGGGTTAAGACCGTCCTCGAGTTCCTGCGGCGCCGGGCTGTGGATCTGCGGATCATCACAGGTGCCTCAGCGCTTGCTGTACGTCATGGCCGGGTGGTGGACCAGATTCGAGAGGACGGGTTCAAGATCGAGGCTGAGTTACCGTGTCTCGTGGAGGGCGGCCGGGTCAGAGAGTCCGTGATGACCACGGGCCTGCTCGTGAGCCTGCTCGGAGAGCAGTTCGACAGGCTACAGCCTGATATCGTGGTTACGATAGCAGACAGGCACGAGACGCTGGCAACGGCGCTCGCGGCGAGCTATCAGCACATTCCGCTCTGTCATCTGCTCGGCGGCGAGGTATCGGGGTCGATAGACGACAAGGTGAGAAATGCGGTTACGCAATTGGCGGACATCCACTGCGTGGCAACTAGTCGAGCTCGGGATCGAGTTCTGGCGCTACGTCCGGACGCTGAGGTCTATGTCACCGGCTGCCCGTCGGTCGATCTTGCAGCAGAAGCGATCGCGCAAGGGCCACTCCGAAATTCAGACTGCGTTGTGCTCCAGCATCCGGTCACCGGGGAAGCGCATCAGGCTGCGGATCAGATGCGGGCCACCATCAGAGCACTAGAGGGGATGGACGCGATGTGGTTCTGGCCAGGCGAGGATGCGGGTGCCGAGGACATGTCCAAGGTTCTACGGCTGGCTGGGAAGAAGCCGATCAGGAACAAGCCGCCGCTCGAGTTCTTGCGGATGCTGCTCGGGGCGAAGGTGCTCGTTGGAAATAGCAGTGTTGGTATGCGGGAGTGCTCATTTCTCGGGGTTCCAGCCGTGAACATCGGGAGCCGGCAGGAGGGGCGCGAGCGAGGATCGAACGTATTGGACGTAATACACGATGCCGGCGCTATCCGAGACGCGGTGTTCGTGGCCAGTCAGATGACTCCTGCACGAAGCCGGCTGTACGGTGATGGGTGTGCCGGTGAGAAAGTTGCAGCTAAACTGATGTTTGCAAGGGTTGGGGCTGTGGTATGAGCGCCATCCTGGCGTTCGATTACGAAAGCGAGCCGAAGGAGACGGTCACGAGCTGTAATAACTGCGGCTGGCAGCGCTTCGAGCCGTTTGCGGAGCGTGATCGATACGGGTTGCCGGTGAAGACGGCGCGCTGTACTGGCTGCGGTCTCGTGTTTATCAGTCCGCGCATGGTGGACGATGGATACCGACGTTTCTACGCGGATGGGCACTACCGGACGCTGCTCACAAAGTTCTATGGCAAGCCGATCCAGCCCGGGACGATGGAAGCGAGCCAGCGAGCGTATGCCGAGGCGTTGGCGGTCTATCTCGAGCCGTATTTGGCGAAGCGCACCATGAGCACTGTACTCGACGTGGGCGGGTCTACTGGAGTGGTAGCCGGGACGATGGCGAGACGCTTTGGGTTAAAAGCGACGGTCCTTGATCCGGCGGACGCCGAGCTCGTGGTGGCAAAGCAGGCGGGCCTGAACGCGCTTTGCGGGACGATCGAGGAATGGAGTCCGAACGGGTACCGCTGGGACCTGGTGCTGTTGTGCCAGACGGTGGACCATCTGCTGGACATCCGAGTGGCGCTCGCCAAGCTACGACACGCTGTGTCGGGACGAGGGCTGTTCTACATGGACATCGCTTGCTTCGACATCTTACTAGATAGGCCGAAGCTGCCGGAGCAGGTTGTGAAGGTGGACCATCCGTACTACCTGAGCCGGGTCCATGCGGAGACGTACCTGGACCGGGCCGGATTTCAGGTGGTGGCTAGATGTAACGGGCCGCTCAGATACCAGGTGGGCTACTTGTGCAAGCCTAGGGAGCAGAAAGTATGAGCGCTTATGTTGCTCCGACACCACGGCTGCTAGGGGGCGGCATTGGTCAACCTGCGAGCCGGCTGTTTCTCATTACCCCAAGCGATACGACCGTCTTCGGCTTTGCAACTCGGGCCATTCGCGTGGGTGGTGCGGGTAATCTGGCTGTGCGAACCGTGGAGGGAGATGTAGTTACGATTCCAAGCGTCCTGGCCGGTGAGGTGGTTTCCGTGGAGGCTGACAAAGTCTACTCGACGAACACCACGGCGACGCTAATCATGGGGATGGCCTGACATGGATGAAAAGCTTCGCAGTGAACTGGCCACGCTTGCAGCTCAGCGTGATTGGTTGAGTAGGCAGCGTCCTGAGCAGACACCACCTGAGCAGACACCACCTGAGCAGACACCACCTGAGCAGACACCACCACAGCCTTCCTTCTGGAAACGTCTCAAGGCTAAGCTCACAAGGAAACGCTGATGGCAAAATCTGTCCACAATGACGTACTTGACGGTGCATTCGATATCCTCGACCAGGCCGACATCATGACCGCTTGCAACGCCGAGCCCACTACCAGGACTGAGGCTATTACGACGTTCAAGCTTGCGGACGTGGCGATGATTCCGAACACCGACTACACAAAGTCAGACGGAGACGTCAACGGTCGTAAGGTGCGTGTGGCGACAAAGTTGGCTGTGACTATTGATACTTCGGGCACTGCTACTCATGTCGCACTTTGCGATGCCACACGGCTGCTTTACGTGACTACCTGCACGTCGCAAGTACTCACTGCTGGTGGTACAGTCGATTTCCCGGTCTGGGACGTAGAAATCGCCGATCCGACGTAAGGGAGACGAAATGCAGATCATCAGGCATAGGTCGATTCACGCCGGTCGGTTGGACCGCTGGTTGGGTGCTGACCAGACCGAGCACATCTCCCGGGCGATGCTCGATTGGTACGGACCGCCGATTGCCGTTGCTGGCCTTGGAGGTGCTCCGGTATTCGCGCATAGGGGCGGCGACTTCCGAGGGACGTTCGAGGGCGGGCACTTCGGCAACCAGGTGGACTATTGGGCCGCCCGGCTCGATGGCTTTGTTCGGGGCGTAGCTCGTCGTCAGCGTGCCCAAGTGAACGCCGGGTTCACGTCCATCTCCGACATGGTGGCCGAGGCGAGTACTGGCAAGCGGCGTGATTGGCACTGGCAGAAGGCCGGTGCGACCGGCGTTGTAGGCGTGACGAATAGCCTATGGGGCCTTGGCAACCAGCCAGCGGCCGGAGCGAACGCTTCAGCCGCACCGGGCGGTGATGTACCTACGGACGCAACGACGGGCGCGATGCTCCTCGACAACGTGAGCGCTGACACGCGTCATGTTGTCTCTGGTTATGCCTCTGGTTCGGTCGCCGGCAATACACTGCTCATGTACGACCGCATCTTCCAGGTCAACAAGACGATGAACTCGACGGCCACCGAGGCCGTGACTGGTTTGCCTACGCGCTACCAGAGCACCACAACGACCGCTGATGACTACATCGGAGGCAATTTCCTGTTCGTGGAGGTAGGCGGTACGGCGCTCGCTGCTACGGCTCACAACTGGACGGTCTGCTTATATACCGACCAGGCGAATGCGGCGTCCACGCTGCCCTCCCTTACGGGCAACTCCGCGGCGATTGTCAGACGACTCGACCACCCGATCCAACAGTGGTTCGCGCCGCTAGAGACGGGCGACGTTGGCATAAAAGCGCTGACGCAGATGCAGGCTTCGGCATTAGTTGCGACGGGCGTGATCAATTTCGTGGTCGGACACCCGCTCGTCTGGATGCCGATTCCGATCGTCAACCTGCACATCATCTATGACTTCGTCCGTGGGGCGTTTTCGCTCGTCCGCGTGTTCGATGATGCCGCCCTAGCGTTGCTCGAAGTGATGAAGCCGGCTACGACCGCTACCACGTACAATGCCGGAATCACTGTCGTACACGGGTAGTTCAGCGTGCGTCTGCTGGACTGGAATAGTCCGTTCGGATCGGCCGAGGAGCCGCTCAAACCTGACGGTTGGACCAGTAAGGCAGATGACGGCCAGATTCCCCGCGATGTGCTTGCGCTGGTTGTGCAGGACGCAGCTCACGCGCATGCAACCGATAATCTGGTGCTTGTGCAACACAACATCCTGGCGATTCAAGACGCAACGCATGCGCACGCGGCTGACAACCTAGTACTCACGGCGAGCGCTCCTGGTGGAGGTGTGGCCATCAAGTCTAGGACCCTGAACTTGAACACGAGAATGAGGCTCTAGCTATGAGTGGTAGCCTGAGTACTCTCGGGCTGATTCCTGCCCGTAGCGGCTCGAAGGGTGTGCCGGGGAAGAACACCCGATTGCTTGCCGGCAAGCCGCTTCTAGCCTGGGCTGTTGGGGTGTCACGTGAAACATGCGACTGGACCTATGTCAGCACCGACGACTCGAACATCGGTCTTCTCGCGGCGCAGTACGGTGCTGGGACGATTCTGCGGCCTGCGCATCTGGCGCAAGGTGAGTCCGGCTCCATGCTGCGTACGGTCCAGCATGCTATTCGAAGCCTGTGGGACTCGAATCGTCTGAAGCCAGATGTTGTCGTGCTGTTGCAGCCCACGCAGCCGCTACGGACCGTGAGACACGTCAGAAGTGGCTTGGCGCTCCTGACCGACGAATGGGACTCTGTGACCACAGTCATCGAGGTTCCGGAGCGGTGGAGACGGGCTGAGCGCGTAGTGGATGAGCGGCTCCATCCCGAGTATGCCGGGGTGAACCGCCAGGATTTGCAGCCGACCTATGTCCGGGATGGGACGTTTTACATTTCTCGCGTCGAGGCGATCGAAGGCGGTACACTCGACGGCGACTGTCGGGCGTACGTGGTGCCGGAGTCTGAAAGTTGTAACATCGATGCCGAGGAAGACTTCCTGCGAGCCGAGCGGATGATGAAGGCGAGGTTTGCTTGTGGCCTACGATGAGTTGAGCGACAAGAAGCTACTTGAACGGGTCAAGGCCTGTTTCAAGCTCGCGGTTGATTCCGAGGCCAAGCAGCGGGAGCGAGAGCGCGACGACCTGTCCTTCCAGGTGCCGGAGAACCAGTGGGACGAGGAGGCAAAGAAGCAGCGTCAAGGCGAGATCGTCGGTGGCCAGGTGGTGCCTCCGAGGCCGATGCTGAGCATCTCGCTCCTGGCTCAACCAATTCAACTGATCCTGAACCAAGCTGCTCAGGCGAAACTCGGCATTGACCTACAGCCGGTCAGCGAGGCTGCCGACTCGGATATTGCCGACGTCAAGCAGGGGCTGTATCGGCGCATCGAACGCGATAGCAATGCTCATCAGGCTCGGCTGTGGGCCTTGGACCGGGCGATTCAGTGCGGGCGTGGATGGTACCGGGTAAACACGCAATGGGACGAGGACGGAGACGACCCACTAGATCAGGAGATCGTTGTAGAGCGGATCTTCCGCCAGGACTGCGTGTACATAGACCCTGCCGCGGTCGAGCCGGACTTCTCGGATGCCCGCTGGGGGATGATCGTCGGCTGGGTTCCGCTCGAGACGTTCCAGGAGGAGTTTCCGGGCGTGAAGGTGCCGACAGGCGACACGGAGTTCCTTGCTTGGATGAAGGAAGAGCCCGAATGGGCTCGAATGGAGGGCACGGACAAGGACAAGGCCGTCCTTGTGGGCGAGTACTTTTACAAGATCCACGACCGTGAAACGGTCGAAGCAGTGACGGGCAAGGGCAAGAACAAACAGACGATCAAGCGCACCATGGAGCGGGTGCGGGTGAAGTACTGCAAGGTAACCGGCCGGGACGTATTCGACCGGCAGGATTGGGCGGGCCGGTACATTCCCCTCGTCCCGGTGATTGGCCGTGAGCTCCAGCCGTTCGACGGTGAGCGTCGCTGGGTTGGGCTCGTACGCGGCGCGCGGGACGGACAGCAGTTCGCCAATTACTCGGCATCGAACGTGGTCGAGGCGATGGCACTCGAGCCCAAGGCGCCGTGGATCATGGCCGAGGGCCAGGACGAAGGCTTCGAAGACGAGTGGGATCAGGCGAACAGGCGGAACTTCCAGCGCCTGCGGTACAAGCCGACGACGGTAGACGGGCAGTTGGCGCCGCCGCCACAACGATCCCTAACGGACGGCTCGAAGCTGACGCTGGCGCTTCAGTCGTTCTCGATGGCGAGGGAGCTGGTTCAAACAGCAACGGCCTTTCATCAGCCCTCGTTAGGCCAGTTGCCGGCACAGAGGGACGCGCAGTCGGGTCGGGCACTCCTAGCGCTTCAGCAGCAGGCGGATGCTGGGACTGGAGATTTCCTCCAGCACCTCTCGCAGATCAGTATGCGGTACGAGGCCAAGGTAGTGCTGGATCTGATTCCTGTGATCTACGACCGGCCCGGTCGGGTGACTCAGATCCTCGGAGATGAGGACGTGGCGAAGACGGTCATGCTCGGCCGCCCGTTCGTCCCTGACGCCGAGGGGATGCCGCAGGAGTTGCCGCCCCGACTGCCTGGGATGCCGCCGATGCCGATGCCGTCGGAGGCCAAGGAATATGATCTCAGTAAGGGCAAGTACGCGATCAGCGTCAACGTCGGCAAGAGCTATCAGACACGGTTACAGGAGGGGCAGTCGGAAATCGGTGAAGTCCTCCAAGCTCAGCCGAACCTGATGCCGGCGATCGGCGCCACGTATTTCCGGTTCCGTGACTTCCCGGGCTCCAAGGAGATTGCGGACATCTTGAAGAAGATGCGGGACCAGCAGTATCCGTTCCTGCGTGACGAGAACGACCAGTCGCTGGAGGCGGTGCAAGCGCAGTTGCAACAGGCTCAGGCTCAGCTCGAGCAGATGCAGCAGCAGCTTCAGCAGGCGATGCAGGCGCTTCAGACGGAACAGGCGAAGCAGCAGGCTACGGTGCGGAAAGCACAGATTGATGCCCAGGTCAACATGCAGAAGGCGCAGGTAGACGCTGCGAGCGCTGCTCAGATCGCCCAGATCAAGCAAGAGACGGAACTCCAGATCGCTCAGATCAAGGCCGAGCTCGAGGTCGTCAAGGAGCAGGTCAAGGGCGAGCAGGCGTTGAAACAGCAGGTCGTAGGCGAGGCGCACGCGGCCGGGATGGCTGCCGCCAAGCCGCCGGATCTGACGTTCAGGGGCGAAAATGAGCTACTCCTCGATCAGTGATCTTGACAAGAGAATGCTCAACGAGAGAGGATTACGCGAGAAATGTCTGACACGTCTACCATAGCGAGCGTCGAGGTCAGCAGCGACCGTGACACGTTTACGGTAGAGTCCAATAGCGGTGCCACGTCCGAAGCCATCAAAGAGAATCTCAGCAAGAAGGACGAACCCAAGAAACCCGAGAAGGGCTCTAGCGTGGATCCCTCGAAGGCTGCTTCCGAGCTCGGTAAGCTGGGCGGCAAGGCTGCTGCTGAGAAGCGTGCGGCCGAGGCCAAGGAAGTCAAGAAGCAGGAGAAGCAAGAAGCCAAGACCGGGGCCGAGAAAGAACCCGAAGGCGACGAGAAGCTGGAAGCTGGTGAGAAGCCGCTCGGGAAGCCGAAACACGATCCGCGGGCGAGGATGCTTGAGGCGACCCGCGACGCGGCGGAAGCCAAGCGCGCCCTAACTGCCGAACGAGCCGAGAAGGAGCGCGACCGGCAGGAGATGCAACGCCTACGGGCCGAGTTCGAGACCCTGAAGCGGGGCGAGACTCCGAAGGGGCAGGAAAAGCCGAAGTTTTTCGATCCATCGAAGCCGCGGGCGGAAGACTTCGACGACTACGAAGAGTATCTCGACGCCCGTGAGGAGTGGCAGGACCTAAAACGATCGGCCGCTGATCGCCAACGTCAGCAGTACGCCGGTCAAGAGCGTGTATTGGCTGAGGCCGTGAGCCGCTACGCGAAGAAGGTGACCGAGGCTGGGATCGGCGAGCGACTGTCCGCTGAGGTGCTCGAACTCAAGCCGGTGTTCGAGCTCGAGGCGTCTGAGCGTCCGACCGGCGCCAACTTTCTAGCTTCAGCGATCCTTGCAAATCCCGACGCTGCTCCTGGGCTACTCGTGCATTTCTCCGAGAATCCCGAGGACCTGGGGCGCATCTCGGCCCTAACAAGCGTTCATGCCGTGCTCCGTGAGGTGGGCCGCATCGAAGCCAAGCTGGAAGGTTCGGTGCCGCTGCTGGAGGAGCGCGAGCGCGAGGTATCGAAGGCCCCGCACCCGGTGAAGCCAATCCAAGGCGGGTCTCACGTCCCGGATGATGTGGAGTATACTCCGGGCATGAATTTTGATCGGTATGCGGCAGCGAGGATGAAGCAGATCCGGTCCAGATAGTTCGTAATTCAGTCGGCGGCGCCAAACCCGGCCGCTGTACTGCGTACCCAGGGTCGCGGCAGTCTGCCATCGCTGGCAACAGGCTGCCCGTAACGCCAGCGCCGTTACAACGACTCTAGGAGCACAGCATGGCAAACACACTAATTACCCCAGAATGGGTTACGTTCGAAACGGCGCTGTACTTCGTGAACAGCCTGCGCGGCGTCGCGCAGTTCAATCGCGAGTACAACGACGAGTTCAAGGCGGACGGGGCCAAGGTCGGGGATACCGTAAAGATCCGACTACCCCAGCAGTTCGAAGCCTCGGATGGCGAGGCCCTGGTGATCCAGAATCTTCTGGACCGCACCGTGAACGTGATTCTCAACCGGCGTCGGCATGTCGGGTTCGGCTGGTCCAGCGCACAGGCGACCACCGACCTCGACGACATCCGGGCTCGTTACGTGATGCCAGCAGCGGAGACGCTGGCGAACGTGTACGACCGGGTGAGCCTGGCCGATGTATACAAGAGCGTGTACAACGCGATCGGTACGCTAGGCACGACTCCGAGCGCCGCACTGACGTATCTCCAGGCGAGAGTCAAGATCCTTGACTTCGCCGGCCCCGACGAAGGGCTGGTAGGTGTCCTAGATCCTCTGGCCAACGCCACCATGGCCAACGCAACGGCGGCGCTGTTCCAGCCTCCGGCGAAGATCGCCGCCAACTGGAGCAAGGGACAGTTTGCAGACGAGCAGCTCGGCATCAGCAAGTGGTTCACTGACCAGAACATTCCGCGCTTCACGTCTGGCGCCTGTACTGCGGCTTCAACACCGCTCGTCAACGGAGCCGGTCAGACCGGCTCGAGCATCATCACGGACGGCTGGGGCGCTGCCTCGGCGCCGGTCCAGGGCGACATCGTGACGTTCGGTAGCGTCTACGCCGTCAACCCGCTGAGCAAGGAGAGCACTGGTCGGCTGCATCAGTTTGTGCTGACGGCTACTCCGACCCCCGGTACCAACATCACGCTCAGCATCTCGCCGTCGATCGTGACTTCTGGTGCGCTCCAGAACGTGACTGCAGGTCCGGCGGACAATGCGGTGGTGACTTACTGGAGCATGGCTGCAGGCGGCACGCAGGCCGCTACGTGGAGCCCGCAGAACCTCGTGTTCCATCCCAAGGCGTTCGCTTCGGTCATGGCTGACCTAGTGATGCCGAACGGTGGCGCTCGCGGAACGCGGGTCAACTCGAAGCAGAGCAACATCGCCATGCGGTACGTAGAGCAGTTCCAGATCACTACGGATCAGAACCTCAACCGCCTGGATATCCTGTTCGGATCGGCACCGATTCAGGAACGTATGGCTTGCCGGGTGGTCGGGTAGGAGGCCCATCATGCCAGCCACAGCATTCAACACCACCACGCTCTCCGAGGCGCTCATCAGCGAGACGAATAACTTCACGTTAGCCTCGACGACGAACATCACGGCGGGCGATCTGCTGGTTATCAGGAACGAAGTCGTCAAGGTCCAGGAGGTCCCCGTTGCCGGTCGCGTGAAGGTTATGCGCGGCGTCAGTGGCACGGAATCTCGGGCGCACGCGGCCGGAGAACGGCTGTTCATCATCGCTAACCCCGAGGATACCAAGCAGAACACCAAGGGCCAACTGGCCGTGGTCGGGGCGTCGGGTGTCTATCCCGACTACCTCTTCCCTGGTCAAGAGGCGACGGACGGTGCTGGGAACAAGTACGTCCTGTGCGAGTTCTCGGCGGTCGCTTTCAGCGGGACAACGGTGCTCATCTCGACGGACGGTCTTTATGTGGCGGCCGTGCTGTCTTCGGGTGAGCAGGGCCCGGTCGGGATATTGGTCGAAGGCGTTTCCTCTGATCAGTACGCCTGGGTTCAGCGGTTCGGGTACAACACCTATGCTCAGGAATCTCAGGGTGACTCCGCGGTGAGTTCCTTGAGCCTGGCATGCGCGGCGTCCTCGAATAGCACGCCCGACGTCGGCCTTGCGGTCCTCGCGGCTTCGACGTTCACCTCGGCGGCGTTCACTCCTTCTCAGTTCCTCATCGAAGGGATGTTCGTCGTTGGTTCGGCGACGACGGCGACGACGGCGGCGACTTCAGCTACTGGGGTCGCAGTGCCGGTTTTCCTGAACTACCCGTACGTCAAACGGGTGACGGTCCCGACGGTCGTCAACATCACGTCCGCCTAAATGGCTGTCAAGATGTATCAGCGGGTGGCGGTTGCGGCCAAGCCGCCATCCGCTGTCGTTCGCATCATACGCAAGGTCGCGATCTTCGGCTCTCACGGGACGTCGCTCGTGGATGCACCGTGGGATGATCCGAGTTGGGAGAAGTGGGGCCATGCGAGCGCTAAGTCTTACTACGCGAGAAACCTGGATCGCTACTTCGACCTGCATCCTCGAGCGACGTGGACGCGGAAGGGAAAGAACGGGCCGGCCTATCTCGAATGGCTGGCCAGGAACACGGTCCCGATCTACATGCAGAAGCGTCACCGGGACGTGCCGGCAAGCGTCGAGTTCCCCAGACGGCGTATCCTGGCCGAGTACGGGGAGCCGCGACCGTACTTCACGAACCAGGTGGCGTGGATGATCGCGCTAGCCTTGACCGAGGGCGTGTCCATGATCGGCTTGTGGGGGATCAACTACTCGGCAAGGTCCGAGTACGCGATGCAGCGCGGGTGTTGTGAGTACTGGCTAGGGCGGGCGGCTGCGTCCGGGGTCAGGATCGTGCTACCGGAGCAGTGCTCGTTGCTGGGGGAACCTGCGAAGCTCTATGGCTACGAGAGCCACGACGAGACGACTGGGAAGCTGGTCGAGGCGTACCGCGAGAAGCAGCGGCTGTTCCTGACCGGGGCCGTAGACGCTCCCGGGGCAGCCGTGCCGCCACCGGAGCTGCTGGCGAAGATCGCGGAAGAGGAAAAGAACCGGCCGGAATGGGCCAAGGATCCATTCGGCAGAACAGACGGTCAAGCGGTCGAAGGAGCCGAAGCATGAGCGACGAGACGACGTACAAGCCCAGCAACCAGGAGCGGGATTCGCTCTACAACAGGGAGCCTGGGATTGTGGTGATCCCCGGCAGCAACTACGCGAATGAGATGCAGAGATTCGAACAGTTTTCGTCGAAGTACGGGAACGAGCCGGGGAATCCCTATGTCTACCGTCCCTTTCCGAAGATGGTCTACAAGGCTGAGGAGTGGCGGGGGAAGGTGGCGTGTATGGCGGCGCCGCCGGATTCGGCCGAGTTCTCGAATCCGGCGGAGTTCCAGCGCACCGAGGAGCTGGCGCGCAAGTACACCGAGCGCTGCTGCCGGATCGTTCAGGACGAAGCTGAATACCTCCGGGCCAAGGCGGATGGCTGGCGGGACGATCCGATGGCGGCTGTAGAGGCCGGGCTCGAGCGCCGTCGGTCGCTAGCGAATGCCGCGGCTCAGCGTAACTACGACGACCGCAACATGGGCGAGCTAGCCAGGCGTGAGGCCGCGGCAACGATCGCAGCGGCGGGTGGAGAGCATCAGCCGGAGATCCACGCACAGGCGGTTCGCCGTCGTGGACGGCCGCGCAAGAATCCGCCTGTGTAGGAGGTAACGCGTGCCGACTGCTGCGGACCTGATCCGGGCGTCGCTACGCGAGATCGGTGTACTCGCTGCCGGCGAGGCAGGGTCTGGGGACGACCTCACGGACGGGCTGGATACGTTCAACCGGATGCTAGATCAGTGGGCCGCCGAACGGCTCATGATCTACACCACGACGCGTACCACCTGGACTATCGTGGCGAACGACGGTCAGTACACGGTGGGAACCGGGGCCGATGTGAGTGTGGTTCGGCCTGCGTTCGTGAGCCAAGTCAACTTCATCGACACGAGCACGAATCCAGACACGGAGTACACGCTGCAGCGGCACACGGAGGACTCCTGGGCGGCGGTGCGGCTCAAGGCGCAGACGAGTAAGTTCCCGACGTCGTACTACTACAACCCGACGTTTGCGAACGGGACACTCGATCTATGGCCGGTGCCGACCGCGTCGGGGCTGACCGGGGCGCTCTATGCTCCGCAGCAGATAGCGCAACTCGCTGCACTCACGACGAGTGTCAGCCTGCCGCCGGGGTACGGCGAAGCAATCGTCAAGAACCTGGCGCTGAAGATGCTGCCGTCATATGAGCGGCAGCCGAACCCCATCCTCGTGGAACAGGCCAAGCTGGCGATCGGGATCGTGAAGCGCGTCAACAAGCGGCTGTCAGATGCGAGCCTGGATGCGGCGGCGCTCATAGGCAATAGTCAGGGTCGGAACAGCTACTCGATCTACGAATCCTGAGATGAGAGTTCCTGGCTTCATCTACGGCAGCTACCAATCGCAGGCATTCACGGCCGATCAGGAGCGGACAGTCAACATGTACTTCGAGAACATCGAATCGCCCGGCCCTTCGAAGCGTGCCGCGCTCTATCCGACGCCGGGCGTGGAGACGCTCAGCACTGCGGCTGTGACGCCAGGGCGAGCGCACTTCTACGAGGACAACCGGGAGTTTGCTGTTATCGGGATTACGTTCTACGAAATCGACAGTTTCGGGGCGCTCACGAGCCGTGGAACAGTGGCGCTTGATTCGAACCCAGCGACCATCTCGAGCAACGGCGACGGCGGCGGACAGTTGTTCATTACGAGTGGCGGAAACGGGTACATCTTCATGCTTTCGACCAACACGCTGACCCAGATTGCGGCCCTGAATGGCAAGGCCACGATGGGAGATCACCTGGACGGCTACTTTTTGGCTTTGGATGCGACCACGAGCACATTCTACATTTCGAATCTACTCAACGGACTCACATGGGTGACCGGGATCAACTTTGCTCAGCGCAGCATCGCATCGGATCCATGGAAGGCGCTCATGGTGGTTGGCCGTTACATCTGGCTTCTGGGTGAGGTGACGAGTGAGGTTTGGTACAACGTTGGGACGACGTTCCCGTTTGCGCCGTATCCGTCCGGGCTCGTACAGTTCGGGATCGCGGCGCAGTTCTCTGCCGCGATTGCCGATGCTCAGATCATGTGGCTCGGGAATACCCGCTTCGGTGGTGGGTATGTGCTCAAGGCGGCTGGCTTTCAGCCGGAGATCGTTTCGAACTTCGCGACACAGAAGGCGTTCGACGAGTACGACAAGGTGAGCGACGCTCAGGCGTTCGCGTACAGCGACCTCGGACATACGCATTACATCCTCAGTTTCCCAACCGAGGACACGACGTGGAGCTACGATCTACAGACTAGGCTTTGGACGGAGCGTGGGACTTGGTCGGCGCCGGCGAACAAGTACCTCGCGTGGCGTCCGCGCTGGCATGTCCGGGCGTTCAACGAGCACCGGCTGCTCGATGCTTCCGGTAATGCGGTCTATCGAATGCGCTCGGACCTGCTGACCGACGTGGACGGATTGGTGATCAGGCGTTTGCGTCGAGCCCCGGCGATGGAGACGGAGAACGAGGAAATCTACTACACCGCGTTCGAGCTCGACCTGGATCCGGGTCAGGGGACCGTCACGGGGCAGGGATCGAACCCGCAGGTCATGATGCGGATGAGCGACGACGGCGGAAAGACGTGGGGAATAGAGCGCTGGCGTTCGGCAGGGAAGATCGGTGAATACCAGACGCGAGTCCGCTGGGATCGGCTTGGACGGGCACGGCGCCGCGTGTTCGAAGTGGTAATGACTGATCCGGCGCCGTGGCGGTTGACCGGCGCCTACGTCGAGCTCGCGCAGCGGCCGGTCACGCTGCGCGGTGGTGGTGGACAGTAGATGGCCTTTTTTCCGCCCCCGGTGCGTGACCCGATCGCTCGCCAAGCGCGGTCTGAGTTTAAGGGCAGGGCCGATCCACTGGCTGGCCTCGTGGGCGACGTATGGGTGGAGTGGTTCACGCAGTTGACGGACGACGTTGACGAGACGACGCTGCGGCTCAACAGCGTGCATCTGACCAGCCAAGCCGCGAGCATCGGCGCTACGGATCTGAGCGGTGGGACCATCTCTGGTGGACTCTACAAGCTCACGTATTACGCCAGGATCACGCGGGCGGCCTCGACTTCGAGCAGCCTGACAGTGACGTTCAGCTTTACGGACGGGAGCGTGTCTCCGACCTACAGTGGTGCCGCGATCACGGGGAACACTACGACGACGTTCCAGAGCGGAACCATCATGATCCGATCGGATGCAAACAGTCCGATCACCTACTCGACTACCTACGCATCGGTAGGAGCCACGTCGATGCAGTACAGACTAGACGTGACGCTCGAGGTGGTGCCGGCGGCATGAAGACTCGCATGCTGACACCCGAGGAGTGGTCTAAGCTGGATGCTACATGCATGCCACAAGTGGCGCCGCTGCTACCTCCGGGCGATGTCCAAGTGGTCGGCGTCGAGATAGACGGACAGCTCGCTGGTTGCGTGACGCTCTACCGGGCGACGCATTGGGAGGGGACGTGGATCTCTCCCAAGCATCGCAACGCCGGCGTGACGCGAGCGCTCTTGCGTGGGGCCCGGGAAGCGGCGCAAAATCTAGGCAGCGCATGGGCTTTCGTGGATACAACAGACCGCGAGGCGGCTATGTTGGCTGAGCGCCTCGGGGCTGTGTTGACCAAGGTCGATACGTACCTCTTGCCATTGGGAGATTGACATGGGACTTGCGGCACCGATCGCCGGCGTTGTTTCTGGCGGACTTTCCCTCTTGGGTCAGCGCGGAGCCAACAAGGCCCAGGAGCGGGCGAACCGGGACGCAATCGCCGAAGAGCGTCGCCGAGAGATGGCCGGTGAAGCACGACGCAAGGAAGCGCTGGACATCTACCGAAACAATTGGCAAGCATGGTTCCAGCGCCACGGCAGGAAGGGCATCGACCGCTACGGCATGCCATCCGGCATTGACGTGACGAGGCTCCGGGCCCCTGAGAGTTCTGACGCAGTCGGTGTTGCTGGTCCGGGCCTGGGCCTGGGTCCGGGTCCGGGCGCGGGAGGTCCGCGCATAGCCAGAATGATGCAAGCAGCGGCGGCTCGAAGGGGAGAGAGCTCTCAACAGATGGATCAGACTCTTGGTGGAATGCTCCAGGCTGCCGGACAGGGTGTTGGAGCTTACTTCAAGGAGCGTAATCGGCCGAGCGGTCTTGAGGGCATGGAAGTCTCGCGAGTGCCGCGTCCAGCTCCGGCAGGTTTGGCGGTGACGGGCCTGAAACGTCGGTCCTGGGGAGGATAGGGCGATGCGGTACATGGACGAGGATGCCTATAACACCGAGCTCCGCAACTACACCGAGGTCCCGCCCCCGGGGGGTGACCTTGCAGCCGGAGTAGCTCCGGTTGAAGCCCCCACTGGGCCATCTTGGTACGACCAAATACTCGGACAGGAAGAGGAAGGCGGTGGTGGCGGGGGAGGTGGCGGTCCAGCGCTCGACCCCTCGGCGCTGTTCCAGCTCCGTGGCGTGCCTGGCTTCAAGGCCCCGCGCTTCAAGGCGCCGACTGCTGAGGAGCTCCTGGCCGATCCAGGCTTTCAGTTCCGTCTCGGTGCCGGTCGTGAGGCGCTCGAGAGGAGCGCTGCAGCTCGAGGGGTGCTTCGAACGGGCGGCACGTTTAGGGATCTACTAGAGTATGGCCAGAAGTTCGGCAGTCAGGAGTATGAGAACGCCCATAACCGAGCGCTCGGGGTGTATGACCGGGACTTCCAGGCAGCCAAGTCCGAGTACGATCCGCTGTTCTCGCAGTGGCAGGCGCAGTCCGGCGCGGACTTGACCAAGGGCCAGCTCGAGTACAGGCGCATGTTCGGTGGCGGCGGCGGTGGCGGCGGCGAGTACATTCCGCCGCCGCCGGGGATGTACACGGGCGACGAGAGCGGCTACTAGGAGCGCGTAATGCCTAGGAAAGGCTACGGCGGCTACGGCGGCTACTCGTCTCCGAGTGCCGTCTCTGAGTTGCTGATGGAGGGTGGGCGGCAGCGTGCCGAGGGTGCTGCTCGTATAGGGGACATCTTGGCCGGTACTGCCGGGCAGGTCGGCGAGCAGCTCGGCGGCTACTTCGAGAAGCGCAAGACCGAGCGCGAGACAAAGGCCCGGGAAGAGGCATTGTCGAAGCGTGACGCGGCGATATCGGCCGCGTTCGAGGAGTCGTTTGACGACCCCGAGACGCTTCGTAAGCGGCTGTTCAAGACGACCGATCCCAAGACGGCCATGGATCTCTACAAGGGCGCAATTGGGATGCAGAATCTCTCGGCCGCGCCTGATCCGGTGACGGCGGCGAAGGAAACGGTCCCACTTGCGCGTGGATTCAAGGCCGCGTCGTTTGGTCTGAGGTCTCGGCTCTATCCGGGGCTCCGCGAGCTGCTCGTGCAGAAAGGCGTAGCCAAGCCGGAGGAGTTGCCGGATTCGTACGATCTCGATACCCAGCAGCAGGTGGACGAGTTGATGGGCTACGTGCTGGCGCAGCAGGAGCCCGAGAAAGGGGCTGTAGTCGGTAAGGCACTCGTGGACCCCACGACGGGCGCGGTGCGGTATCAAGCCCCCGAGGACCGCAAGGCCCCCGAGACGCAGCACGAGACGTTCGGCGGAAAGGTCCACGAGCGTGCATTGGATCCAGTGACCGGGCAGTGGGGCGAGTGGAAGCCCCTAGGTGCGTCAGAGGGCGCGCTCGGACGTGCCGCGCAGGCGGCGAAGGCGGCCGGAGCGGGCGCAATCTCCGAGGCCATCATGGAGGACATCGGCCGCTTGCCTGACGATTGGCGTAATTGGGACGCATCGAGAGTGACGCGGGACTCGTTTTCGGTGCGGAAGAACGAACAGGCGCAAGCGATCGCGAGAGCGAATGCGGGCGGGAAGATCCTCCCGACGAAGATCCAGGGAGCCGCAATCATCGCGGCGAAGTCCACGCTTTCGGATATCAACCAGGCGCGGCAGCTACTTGCCGATCCCGAGGTGCAAGCGGCTGTGGGCCGCTATGCCGGTAACGTCACGAATTTCTTGAGCAAGGGCTGGGCGGATCCGTTCGGGGGCGAGAAGGCGGTTTCTCCGAAGGTGCGTCAGTTCCGGGCTGCGCTCAACCGGCTGGCGGCTGAGGAGCGCCATAGGATCTATGGTTCTGCGCTCACGAATATCGAGAGCAACTACGCCGAGGGATTCATCCCGGGTATCGAGCAGAGCGGTGCGACGGTTGGGGCATCGTTGGATGAGTTCGCAAGCGACATCGAGCGTGGCATGGACGCGATGTGGGGGGGCAGGGGGCGAGCCGAGGCTCCCGGTGGTGCTCAACCGAGGCGTTCACTCGGGACACGCGGCGGCTATCAGATCGAAATTGAGGAGTAGCCGATGCCCGTCTACAGGGTTACGTCTCCAGACGGTCGAGTGCTGCGGTTCACTGGCGATTCCCCCCCGGATGAAAACGTGATGATCGAGGCGTTCGACATGGCGAAATACCGGGGCCGGACTCGCCTTGGTGGGAGTGAGGCCGTGCTCAGTCCAGGCGAGCCGGAGTCGCTGTTGGCGAAACTCTCGCGCAAGAAGAGCGAGTTTCTCCACGGCGAAGATTCTGCTGGGCGTGCTGGGGCGCGGGCCGCCGGAATCGGCCTACAACCGACACCGGCCGAGATGGCTCGGGTTGCACTGGCGGGGGCTGCGGCTGCTGGGGGGCCTGCGTCGCTCGCGGTCGGTCCTGCTGTGGTTGGTGCGTTGGGTCGTCCTGGCGGTGCCGTGCTGAAATTCGCCATGACTCCGGTAGGCAGTGCAGCGATCGGAGCGGCTGAGGGCGCGAGACGCGGTCCAATGGAAGCTATCACGGGGGCCGCAACCGGTGCAGGATATGGTCTTGCTGGTCGCGGACTGAACGTGTTGCGCTTGATGGCACGGTTCAAGGGTGCTCAGGGCGTAGCGGCCAAGGAAGCTCTTGCGGCAGCTCAGACAGCAAAAGCGGCGACGGCTGGTGTGCCTGCGGCGGTTGGGTCAAAGGCCGGCGGTGCTGTAGCCAGTGAAGGTCAGGACATGGCGGCGAACATCACGCGTTGGCGCAACGAGCACAAGTTCTCGAACGGACAGATCGTGAACGCGCTTCGTCAGGTGTACGGGATCGCGAGGCCGCAGGCGAAGGAAATCCTGAAGTTGTTGGGGGACTAGAGAATGGCCTTCCTACGGCTTGACCCGGCGGCGAATCGGAGTACCAAGCGCACGTTCGATGCTAAAGGCGTGGTCTAGTGGCTCTGACTGTTAGTCCATTTCCCAAGCACGCCTTCTACGACAACAACGGCAACCCGGCTGCTTCGTTCCAGCTCTTCACCTATACGGCTGGAACATCCACGAAGTTTGCGACTTACAGCGATTCGGCTGGGTTATCCGCCAACTCGAATCCGATAGTGCTCGACAGCGCCGGACGCTGCACGTTGTTCCTTCAGGCGGCGAGCTACAAGTTCGTGCTGGCGAATGCGACTGACACTGATCCGCCTACCTCCCCAATCTGGACGATCGATAACGTGTCGGCCACGCCGAGTTTCAATGTCAACGTGGACCTCACAGGTACGGCTGGCGAGACCCTGACGGCGAACAATTGCGTCTATATCTCGGCCGGCTCCGGCGGGCTCACGGCCGGGCGTTGGTACAGGGCCGACGCGGACAACACGTATTCGTCCACGATAGCGACTCAGATTGGTTTCGTGGTGGCCAATGCTTCGTCTGGCGCGGCCGTGAGCGTTCGCGTCGCCGGTCAGGTGACGGGGCTCGCTGGCCTTTCTGCCGGCTCCGTGTACTACGTGAGCGCCACGGCCGGGGATATCACGAACTCGGCTCCTGCGAACAGGCGCGCGGTTGGCACGGCGGATTCGACAACCACGCTCGTCATTGCGCCTGTTCAGGGGGCGAACGAGATCGCTGGGCCGTTGCCGGCGAGCATCGGAGCCCTGCCGGCCGTCTCTGGCACTGCGCTCACGGGTATAGCCAAGCACTTGGCTGCATATTCGGCCACTGTCGGAAACGTAGGTGCCGGCGAGGATATCCTTGCTTCGTCTACGATCACAGCGGCGACGCTCACGACCACTGGCGACCGGGTATCCGGTGTTTACTGGGGCCAATCCGCGAACAACGCCAACGTGAAAACGCTCCGTGTGCGAATCATCGAGGGGGCTAACAACACGGTGATGATCGCGGCCACGCTGACGGTGAGCCAAACTGGGCACTGGCTGCTCGGGTTCGCTGCGATCAGGACGGGGGCTGCGACATTCAGGGGGTCGGCGCAGATGATCGTCGGGCCGACGAACGGCGTTGTTACCAAGTCCAGCACGAACGTGACATCCTCCTCGACCGTAACATGGGCAAATGCTGTAGAGGTTCGTCTGAGTGGTGAGGCCACGACTGATAACGACATCACCATGGAGGGCGGGTATTTAATGCTCTCGCTGGTGTAGCAGATGGCCGCCTTTACTATCCGTCCGACGTCGCAGGGCAATTACAACGCATGGATTCTAGGGGCAGGCGCATCAAAGCCGGTCGCCGAGTCGGATGCATCGGACGCGACGCACATCAACACCGACGGAACCACGATGACCGATTCTTACGTGTTGGATGACCTTCCTTCCGATGCTGGCTACATCGACGGGAGCGTCGTGTGGAACGCCAGGATCAACAAGGCCGCCGGTGGTTCGGCAGTCTCGGGTGCTCAGGCATTACTGCGGTATTCTGGTACGGACTCGCTCGGTGTGGCGGAATCTATCGACGGGACGATTACGACGTTCACCGAAACCTATGCGACTGCGCCAGGTGGTGGCGCGTGGGATGTCGCGACGGTCAACGCGACAGAGGGCGGGATCAAATCCGACTGGACGGTGATAGTCAACTGCTATGACATCTGGCTCACCGGAACCTACGAGGTGTCCGCCGGCGGCCTCGTATTTCTGCTGTCGCTCCTCGGTGGTGCTGTTGGGTCTGGCTTGAGTCTTCAGGACGTTCCTGGGCTGGCGGCGATGCTGGGTCGTCGGACAGGGCTCGTTCTGACCCTGGACGAGTGTGCCAAAGCTGTCCGAGCGTGGTGCGAGCACAGGCATCCGCGTCGGTTCCTCATTGCTAGTCGTTCAGCTTAGGAAGGGTGGCGCAAATAGTGGGGTCGACCAGACGATCGAGTGACGAAGACGGTTGCGACCATATCGCTGAGCGCACCTACAACGGCAAGCGGACGATTCTTATTGTAGCGTCGACAGTTCTGCCACTGGTGTTCGGAGCGTTTGTCTACTTTCTTGGGCAGGACCGCCACCGTGTCGTCCAAGACGTGGCGAGAGCGCAAGCGGCGGCCGTAGCTGCTGAGGCGAGAGCGTTGGCTCACGAAGCACCGCTAGCCGTGAACGCATCCAGGCTAGACATGATCGACAAGCGGCTAGAAACAATAGACGTCAGACTCGAAGAGCTGATGAAACAGCAACGGGAGATCTTGATCGAGCTGCGGCGGTAGGCACAGCCCTCGTCATCTTGTTCTGCACCCCGGAGCCGTAGGCGTTACGGCTTTGAGTAGTGCTTCTGGGTTGGTACCAAGCGTCTTGGCGATCTTGACGGCCCTAGCCAGCTTGAGCGGTCTACGGCCGGCCCCTACGTTCGACAGATAGGAACGGTCCAGGTTTAAGACCTTCCCTAGCGAGGTCAGGGTGTAGCCTGCCGAGTGGACGAGATCCAGAAAGTTCCGTGCCATCGGATACATGTTACGCCCTCTTGACGGTTTCGTCAACGGCTCTCGTTGACAGATACGTCATATTGCCCTATGATTTGTCTGATGGCGCGGCCGGGTTCGTGTTGAGCTCGTCTGGAAGTGGGACGACTCTGTACAGCCGGCGTAGAAAACCTGAAGCTCATGCGGGAATCGCTGTAGTTCCATGTTGACAGAACCGTCATATAGTGTTAGATTGTGGGCATGGATAACCGGGTGACGGAGAGGCAGCTCAAGGAGTACCGGGCGGTGGAGCGGAGGACCTGGCAGGCGATCGCGGCCGAATTCCAGGCGATGGGATACAACGTCGAAGCGGATCAACTCCGGTGGGCTTCGGAGGAGTTCAGACGGCGTATGCTGCGCGCTAAGATCACGCGGACAGAAGCCGAGGCACACGAATGACGAATCCTGACATCAGCGCTCCGACCCTCCTGTCCTTGCTCGGAGTAGTCCAGCGGGCCGGGATCCAGGCTGAGTCTCTCCGACTCATCTACAACCAGCCTGGTGCCACGAGCGAACTGATAGATAACGTCTGCCGGGATCTCGAACACTGCTACGAGCGGCTTCATGACGAGCTTCAAATACTTGAACGTTTTGAGGAGCATGAGCAATGAGGAACATTTGCTGGCCTAAGCCGTGGTGGGCTGACGATAGCTACTCCGGCAAACTCGTCCCGTATTCGGAACTGCCAGATCAAGGTGCTGGCGCTATCGTGTCGGGTGCAATACGGGAGCAGTTGCGGGTTGGCGGCTACTCCGAGGATTTGACATTCATGCCCTTCACCGTGAGCGGGTCCGCTTGCATGAACTGCGGCAGCCAGCGGCTCGAGGTATTGGAGAACGGCGGTTGGTGTGACAGGTGCTCACGATGAGCAAGCACACGCCGGGGCCGTGGTCTGTGAAAACACCGTTGAACGATCCTCGTGCCTTTGACGTTCATGCCGGGATGACCATCCTCACGCGCGGCTATTGGGCCTATAACGGAGAGGCTGATGCACGCCTGATCGCTGCGGCTCCGGACCTATTGGAGGCGTTAAAGGCGCTTGTGCGTCACGACAAAGCAGCGGATGAACGTGAAGGGTTAGAGGCCTGTCTAGAGCGTCAAGAGGCCGAAGCAGCTATCGCCAAAGCTGGTGGTCATGATGCCTGACCAGGTTCCTCAGTGCTCGGACTGTGGCCGGGTTCGTGTTGAGCTCGTCTGGAAGTGGGACGACTCTGTACAGCCGGCGTATGCGGGCTTCTGCCCGGCGTGCATCGCGGGGCGCGAGGCTCAGCATCGACTGACGTGGATACGCGAGGGACGGCTACTGGTGGCACGGAGAAAGCGCGGGTACGGGTCAGCCAAGGGTGATCCGTTCAAGGGAATGAGGGGTGAAAGATGAAAATCCGGATGGCATTTCCAGGCAACTACCTGAAGGCTGCGGACCTTCAGGGGAAGAGAGTCGAGGTAGTAATCGAGCAGGTGGACATGGAGGACATCGGCGGTGAGGAGAAGCCCGTGGTCCATTTCCGTGGCAAGGAGCACGGACTCGTGCTCAACAAGACGAATGCGAATGCGATCTGGGAGCTGACCGGAAGCGACGAGACGAACGATTGGGAAGACGTCAGCATCGTTCTTTTCCCGAGCAAGACCGACTTCCAGGGGAAGCAGGTGGACTGCATCCGGATTGATCCGCCCAACAAGAAGCCGAGTGGCAAGATAGGGCATGCGACGAAGTCGAAGCCTGAGCCGCAGCCGCAGCCGAGCGAGGACGACGACTCAGAAGTCCCGTTCTAGCCATGGCCCGTTTTCTCTGCCGCATCACCGAAGACACGCACTTGATTCCGGTGTACGCTGGTGAGCGGCTGCGGCGCTGGCGCGGCAAGGAAGCTTGGGTTGAGATCCACCGCGACCCGGCACCGAGGATTCGGAGTTCGAACAGCAATCGCTTTCTCTGGTCCGGGATCTACGGGGCCATCGCCGCCGAGACTGGAAACGATCCCGAGACGATCCACTTGGCGCTGAAGCGCGAGGCTGTCCGGGTCGGGGTGCTTGAACCTCAGTATGTGCTGATGGGAGACAAGCTGTACGAGGATGAGCCCTCTACGGTGGTGGAACAGGAGCAGTTCAGCAAGTACATGGACTGGATCAACGAAGGCTGCGCGACCGGCAAGCTGTTGGGCATGGTGGTTGTGCTGCCGGAGCCAGCATGAGCGAGGTAACGTTGCTGTTCCTGAGGATGGTGGCCTTGGTGCTCGGGGTAGGGGCCACGGTGTTGCTGCTGTGGGAGGAGAGGCGACGATGATACCGGTCGAAGTCGGGGGGCGCGGCGGTATGAGGCCGACTGTCCACAGCCGAGGCGACTCGGTTCGTCCCCGATTTGGGCCGGCATCCGGTTTGGGAAGGGAGGTACTAGCGCCCGGTTGTCTGGGATGGATGCTGGCGACAGCAGGGCCGTTCGTCGCAGGGCGGGCGGTCCTGTCTCTGTGAATTAAAGAGGGGTGGAAAGCAAGAAGGTGAAGACGAAAAAGCCGTTTGTGGTGAAACCTGTCCCGCTCGCGGTGGGGCGCATGAGGTCTGGGTCCGGGTCTGGGGACGGGGACGGGTCTGGGTACGGGTGTGAGTTTAAGTACAAATCGCAAAGGAGGAGTACTTATACGATGGGTCAAATTCACGCCACGTTGCCACAGGAGCCGTCGAAACGTATCTGTGCACTGTGCGGGTCGGCGATTAGTCAAAAGCGCCGAGATGCCGTCTACTGCTCAGATCACTGCCGGGTCCGAATTTGGGACTCCAAACATCCTCGTCTCGGCGTCCAGCCTCGTCTGGAATTTGGACCGACCGCATCGGCGCAGGAGCAGAAGCGCCTGGGGAAGCGGGAGCGCATCCTGGTCCGGCTGAAAACTGGACCGGCGCGGACGCATGAAATCCTTGCGCTAGGCGGCTCGGGGATGAGCGGAAGGCTACACGAACTCCGGGTGGCTGGGTACGTGATCGAGTGCGAGCCGGACGAGGACGGAGCGGTGTACAGACTCGAGGGGGAACCATGACCGAAACAGACTTCGACACGATCGTGCGTGCGCGGCAGCCATGAGACAACTGGTTCTCTCGCTCTTCCCAGGCATCGGGCTCCTCGATATGGCATTTGAGGAAGAGGGTTTCTGCGTGGTGCGCGGCCCGGATCTGCTGTGGGGTGGTGACATCCGTAAGTTCCATCCACCAGGCGGGCGCATCGAAGGTGTGATCGGTGGGCCGCCGTGCCAGACGTTCAGCACACTCGCGAATCTCGTGCGGGCGAAAGGCTATGAGCCGCGATTCGGCAATCTGATCCCCGAGTTCGAACGTGTCATCGTAGAGGCTCAGCCGGACTGGGTCCTGATGGAGAACGTATCAGCCGCGCCGGTGCCAGAGGTCCCCGACTACCAGGTCACGAGCTTCATCCTCGACAACTGCCATCTCGACGCCGGGGATGGCTACGGCGAGCAGCAGGAGCGAAAGCGGCGCTTCAGTTTTGCACTGCACGGTCGGCCGGCGCCGAATCTCCTGCGCTGGATCACTCCGGCGGCACTCCTGTTGCCGCGCTCGGGCACCGTGACACAGACGCACATCGACAACAGCCAGGGAGCCAAGGTCCGGCGAGTGTGCACAGGCACGGTTCGTGGGACGCCGCGCATCCGCGAGCGCGCCATCCTCAGCGATCCACGCTCCGTGCCCGTTGCTCTCGGCGGTAGCGGCAAGCTCGAGCCCGGCGCGCGCGTCCCCTCGGTCACGAGCAGCGACGTGATCGTCTACCGGTGGGCACGGATGCTGGAGCTCCAGGGCCTCCCGCCCGACTTCCTCGCCGACGCCCCGTTCACGGTCGAGGGCAAGCGCAAGGCCGTTGCGAACGGCGTGCCGATACCGATGGGCCGCGCCATCGCACGGGCAGTCAAGGAGGCTCTCCGTTCAGAGACGAGCCTCGGCTCGCTCGAATGGAATCGCGGCAAGAACCCCTTGTTGTAGACACCGATGCGCACCGGGTCGCGGTCCACCAGTCGATCTCGTGCGGCGGATGCTGGAGGCATGAAGTGGGGGTGAACTGATGACCCGTCCGCGTGCGCGGCAGCAGCGCCAGGTCCAGGTGAGCCGGCCGTGAACTACGCTGCGTTTCTCGCAGGCAAAGTGCCAGCCATGCGTTCAGTCGGACGCAAGGCGGGATCACTCCATCCATCCCTCTATGGCTTCCAAGCCGACATTACGCGCTGGGCTGTGAAGAAGGGCTGTGCCGCGATCTTCGCAGACTGCGGGCTCGGAAAGACTCGGATGCAGCTTGAATGGGCGCGGCAACTCCGGCCGAAGGGCGGGCGTGTTCTGTTGGTGGCGCCGCTCGCTGTGACCGATCAGACGCAGGATGAAGCTCGCGTGCTTGGGATGGATGTCGGGCGCCCGGAGACAACGCCGAGCCGGTGAAGACAGATGTCAATAACGAAGAGTGGATCTTGTGGGCGCGTCCGATCTGGTACGGCATCCGCGAATCCGAGACGCTCAATGTCGCAGTCGTCCGTGATGAGAAGGATGAGAGGCACTTGTGCGCTCTTCAGACAGAGACTATCGAGCGTTGCGTGAGATTGTGGAGCAACCGTGGGGATTTGGTGCTCGACCCATTCGCGGGGATTGGCAGCACCGGCTACGTAGCGCTCCAGCACGAGCGGCAGTTCGTCGGGATCGAGTTGAAACCGGCCTATTGGCGACAGATGGTGAAGAACCTACGCTCAGCTCAGAAGCAGCTTGGACTTTTCGAGCCTTCTGCGGGAGAGGTCACCGCGTGATTCCGAGCACGGGCACCTGCTACACCATGTGCCAACTCGAGCCGGGGTTGTATGAGTATGTGATTGGGCCCTGCGAGGAGTTGGCCGACCGAGCGTCAGCAGCCATCATCCGCTGACGGGCAGTGACAGGGATGCTTGGAGTATGGCCGAGCATCCAGCAAGTATCGTTTGACGTTTCAATGCGTATCATGTAACAACGGAGCGTGGCCTAATGGCTCGCAAGCCATTCGTCGTAATTGATGCTGAGATCCTGAGCAGCTCCGTGTGGGCCGAAGCGGATCACGTTCGGCTCGTTTGGCTCACGCTGTTGATTCTGTGCGACTTGGAAGGCTACGTCGGCGCGGCCGTTCCTGGAATAGCACGTGCTGCTGGGGTGACGCTGGAGAAGGCTAGGGATGCCCTCGCACGGCTTCAGGAGCCGGACCCAGACTCAAGAACTAAGGCCAATGACGGGCGGCGCGTAGAGCCGGCTGATCGTGGTTTCAAAATCCTCAATTTCCGTGAGCATTTAGACCGCCTCTCGGCAGAGAGGGCGAAGACGCGGGATCGGGTACGGAAGTTCCGCGCGAGGAAACGCCAGAATATGGATGGTAACGTCGGTAACGTTACTGTCCCTGCAGGGAATAGGGAGAAGGGAACAGGGAATAGGGATGTTGATCTATCCATCCATCCAAGCGCTGTTAGGGAGGGGGTGCAGGGGGAGGGCGTGCGAGCGAACCCGCTTGTTGGAAACCGTCGTGTCGATCTCGAGCGCGAGTTGTTCAGATTGGTGAGCCGCGAGGCTGAACTGACTGACCGCGATGGCGCCGAAGTTATGGCTGAGGTTACGACGTATGAAGGTGCCAAGCGATCAAAGCTGAACGCGGCTACGATGACGGACGACCGACTCTTGAACAGCGTGCTCGACGCACGAGCACGGGTCAAGCGACTGGAGGAAGAGCATGGGTGGAAGGCAACGCGAGCCGTTCAGCAGCGCTCCTGACACCGGCCGGATGGCGTTCCGCAACGAATGGGAACCACGTGACGAGCGACCATGCATCGTCTATCCGCATCCGTTTTGGAAGGATGAAGACGAGCGGTTGCGGTATGAGCGGGCCGCGGCGCACTGCCCGGTGTCCGCATCTGGGAAGCTGACGCTGGACGAGTACCTGGCCGAGGTTGCGAAGGTGGCGACGGGTCTGCGTCCGAGCGGTCATGGTGTTTTTCGATTACTGCGATGACTATAACCAGAGGACTGTCGCGGAAGTGTTGCGTAGGAAGATTCTACTAGACGAAGCGATGGCAATGCTTGAAGAACGGTGTGATGGGGTGGGGTTCTCAAGCATGGAGTTACAGGAACGAGAGAGGCTGTTGTCTGCTCGGTCGCCTGTTGGCGACGCCGCTACGACCAAGCAGTGAACGCGATGCCGGTCGAAGTGGGGCAACGCGGCGGCTTGAGGCCATGAGAACCTCTCACTTCTCGAATCCCGCGCGTCGAGGTCCTAAGCCTCTGCGCCCGATTCGTCGTGGTGCGCTGCCTCGAGCTAGGCTTCCGCTGCGTCAGGGCGACCGCCGACAGCGCTGGAGGTACGCGCTCGGCCTGTGGGCGCGGCTCGTGAAAGGGAAGGAGCTAAGCGGCCTCTGTCCCGTGTGCGGCAAGCGGCGCTGGTTCGACGCGATGCACTGCTGGGCTAAGGGCTCGTACCGCGCGCTGAGCCTGGAGCCATCGAACGGTGCTCCTGGGTGCAGGCCGTGCCACCGCAGGCTCGACAGCGACCACCACGCGAAGCGCGAGTTCTTTATCGGCTACATGGGTTCTGTCGAGTACGAGCGGCTACGTCTTATGGCGATGGGGCGGGCCAGGCTGGATGTGGACATGGCGATTATGGAGTTGGAAGCCGAGACCAGGAAGTGGCTCACTTCTGATATGTCATCAGACGCGGCAAATGCTCTGTAGAGCCCTGCAGGCAGCTCGGTAGGGCTGGGGGCCGCCTGGACGCCGCTCGTTGCTTCTGGCGGCTCGCCAGGCGCTGTAATAGCCCTCCTGCTAGTACGCTCGGAGGCCGATCGCTAAGGCGATGGCTAGCACCTTACGGAACCTGGAGATGAGCACCACGGAGCCGAACGCTATGGCCAGCATCGGCAGAACGAGTAGCAGTGCCCCCATGGCAAGGAACAGGCGGAAGAGCATATCGCTCATCGGTCCATGTCCTTTGTGAGCGCGGAGGCCCGGAGTAGCCAGTCATCCGCCTCGCTGCGCGTGAGGACGCTCATCGCTTGGACACCTGTGCGGTGCCGAACACCTGTGCGGTGCCGGACACCTGCGCGGTGCCGAACACCTGTGCGGTGTCGGACACCTGTGCGGTGCCGTACACCCGTGCGTCGCCGTACACCTGTGCGGTGTCGGACACCTGTGCGGTGCCGTACACCCGTGCGTCGCCGTACACCCGTGCGGTGCCGTACACCTGTGCGGTGTCGAACACCCGTGCGTCGCCGTACACCCGTGCGTCGCCGTACACCTGTGCGGTGCCGTACACCTGTGCGGTGTCGGACACCCGTGCGGTGTCGGACACCCGTGCGTCGCCGTACACCCGTGCGGTGCCGTACACCCGTGCGTCGCCGAACACCTGTGCGGTGTCGGACACCCGTGCGTCGCCGAACACCCGTGCGTCGTCGTACACCCGTGCGGTGCCGAACACCTGCGCGGTGCCGAACACCCGTGCGTCGCCGGACACCCGTGCGGTGCCGAACACCCGTGCGGTGTCGTACACCCGTGCGTCGCCGGACACCCATGCGTCGCCGGACACCTGTGCGGTGCCGTACACCTGCGCGGTGTCGGACACCTGTGCGGTGCCGAACACCCATGCGTCGCATCCGACGAAAACTGATGGATCCACGCCGGCGGTGTCCGCAATCCAGCCGCGACCATTCGGATGGCGGTGTGCAGGGACGGGACCGTATCCAAAGTCGAAAGTTACGGTTAGCTGGTTCATGAGCACTCTCCCATTAGGTCCGGTATCGCACGAGTAGATAGTACGTCACGATGACGATTCTGTCAACGGCTGCGCGTGAGGACGCTCATCGCTTGGACACCTGCGCGGTGTCGGACACCTGTGCGGTGCCGGACACCTGCGCGGTGCCGTACACCTGCGCGGTGTCGGACACCCGTGCGGTGCCGGACACCTGCGCGGTGCCGTACACCTGTGCGGTGTCGGACACCTGTGCGGTGCCGTACACCCGTGCGTCGCCGTACACCTGTGCGGTGCCGAACACCTGTGCGGTGTCGGACACCCGTGCGGTGTCGGACACCCGTGCGGTGTCGGACACCCGTGCGTCGCCGAACACCCGTGCGGTGCCGTACACCCGTGCGTCGCCGAACACCTGTGCGGTGTCGGACACCCGTGCGTCGCCGTACACCTGTGCGGTGTCGTACACCCGTGCGGTGCCGGACACCCGTGCGTCGTCGTACACCCGTGCGTCGCCGTACACCTGTGCGTCGTCGTACACCCGTGCGTCGCCGTACACCCGTGCGTCGTCGTACACCCGTGCGGTGCCGAACACCTGTGCGGTGCCGAACACCTGTGCGGTGCCGAACACCTGTGCGGTGTCGAACACCCGTGCGTCGCCGGACACCTGTGCGGTGTCGAACACCCATGCGTCGCCGAACACCCGTGCGGTGCCGGACAGCTGTGCGGTGCCGAACACCTGTGCGGTGTCGAACACCCG